ATGAAGTTCCAAGAGAAGGCCAGCTTGCGCGAAATGCAAAAGGAGCTGGCCGACGTTCGCAAGAAAGCGGAAGAAAAACCAGAGCCGGAGGCTAAAGATGAAGGTGAGAAAACGGACCCGGCGATGGCAAAAATGCTCGAAGCCCTGGCCAAAACCCAAGCCGATCTCTTGAAGGTGATGAGCGCGCCGCGGCAAACCAAGATCATCGAAGATGAGAAAGGCCGAGCGATCGGCGCAGTGTCCACCGTTTCAAACGCAAAGGAGTAAACCATGGCAGTCACCTACACCACGGCAGTTAAGAACGCCCGCCTGGAAGCGGTTGTCGCGCAAATCGACGCCGGTTCTGGCGCAGGCAAAATCATCATCGGCACATCCGGCATGGCCAGTGTGCTTGCCGAAATCACGTTGAACGACCCCAGCGGCACAGTNACGGGCGGCGTGTTGACGTTTTCTGGATTNCCNAAATCCGATACATCGGCAAACAACACCGGCGTCGCNGCAGCNGCCAAGATNGTTGACAGCAACAACGTAGACATCGTGACNGGNCTGACNGTTGGCACATCGGGCGCTGACATCATTCTGGACAACACCAGCNTCAANTCNGGCCAGACTGTCACGCTAACCAGCGCCACGATCACGCACGCTTAACATGTCAATCGTTCTTCGGGGCCAGAAAGGATCGTCGCTGACCTATGCGGAAGCCGACGGGAACATTTCAGAGCTCGATCAACGCACGGCTTTGGGCTGGCGCGACAACATTGTGGAGCTCAAAGTGGACTCGAGCTCGCCCAATGCGCCTGCGCTCAATCCGTTTCGCGGCAACATCCTCGCCTGGACCTTTTTTCAAGGCGAGCTGACCGAAGCGCACTCGGCGTTTCACATCGACCACGACTATGCGCTGGGCACCAAGCTCTATCTGCACGTGCATTGGTCAATCGCATCGGCGGCTACAGGCACCGTGCGCTGGGGCTTTGAGTACACGGTCGCCAAAGGGCATCAGCAACAAGCCTTTCCAGAGCCGACAACGGTATATATGGAGCAAGCCTCGCTGGGTGTGCCGTATATGCACTATGTCGGAGAGGTGAGCGAAGCCAATGCCATCGACGGGCTGGCCCTGGACATCGAGCCCGACACCGTAATCAAAGTGCGCTTGTTCCGCGATGGGGCGCATCCAAACGACACATTAGAAGCCGATGTGTTCGGGATCTTTCTTGACCTTCACTACCAAGCCGACCGGGCCACTACACCGTTCAAATCGCCTGACTTTTTGACGGGGCCGTAAACCATGGCTTTCGGCACGCCGGTCGTAGGGGGCACGTCCTACTCGGGTACCTCGGGCGGCGCGTTAAACACCGTCACGCCGTCCTACCCATCGGGAATCACCGACACCGATCAACTGGTCTTGTTTGTTGGCCAAAAGCCAGCAACAGCAAACGGCGGCGGCATTACAGACCCCGACGGCTGGACAATCCGCGACTCGTTGACGGGGGCGGGTGGCTACGGAAACACACTCGGCCAGGACACCGGCAACACCAACCTTTACGTCTACACCAAGGACGTAGTGACGGGCGACGAAACCGGAAACTTGTCGGTTGCGCTCACGAACAACAACGTCGCCTGGGCGTTCATCGTCCGAATTCCAACGGGCGGCGGTGACATCACTTACGGCGCAAGCGACGGCTCCGACACCACGGCCGGTAACGTAAGCGTCACGCTGGCCGCAAACCCAGGGCTCACCGCGGGGGACATTGCCATTTGGGCAATGTGTATCCCGACCGACGTAACGACGCCTAACCAGTTTTCCGCGCACGCCATTACGGCCACCGGCGCAACCTTTGACACGCCAACGGAGCTCAACGAGCCGGACTCAGGCACCAACAACGACATCGGCGGTTTCAGCGCGTATACGGACGTGCTCACTGGCACGGCCAGCGCCGCGCCCACCATCACCGCTACCGCAGGCGGCACAAACACTAACGTCCGCGGCCCGCTGGTGTTCTTGCGCCTGCGCGAGACCATTGTAGAGCGCATCGGCTCACTGGATGCAACCGAGACTGGCAGCGACACATTCGCCGCCAGCGGTACGGTCGCCTTTCCCGCTCGCTCGGGTTCGCTGGCCGCAACAGAGACCGGCGCGGACACGTTTGCCGCAAGCGGCACCGTTGCATTTGCAGCTATCACCGGGTCATTGGCCGCAACCGAAACAGGCACAGACACGTTCTCGGCCTCTGGCACGGTCGCCTGGGAGCCCATTAGCGGATTGTTCGCCGCCACAGAAACCGGCACAGACACGCTGGCCAGCACGGGCATTGTGCTTGTCGCCGGCGCGTTGGCTGCGACTGAAACTGGCAGCGACACGTTTGCCGCAACCGGCACGGTCACATGGCAAGAANTNGTTGGCGCGCTGTCGGCCACGGAAGCTGGCGACGATGCTTTTGCAGCCACCGGCGCCGTACTGGTCTCTGGCGCGCTGGCCATCACCGAAGTCGGGTTGGACGTATTTGCTGGATCGGGCGGCACGACTGAAAACGCAAATTGTCGGGTCGCTCACCGCGCACGAAGAAGGCGACGACACGTTTGCTGCCACGGCCAAAGCCATTGCAAGCGGTGCGCTGGCTGTTTCCGAGCAGGGCGCTGATACCTTTGCTGCCACCGGCGCGCTACTCATTCAGGGCGCGCTAACCGCCACTGAATCCGGCCAGGACGCTTTAGCGGCCACCGGCACAGTCCTTGTTTCCGGTGCGCTCGAGGCCACGGAGCAGGGCAGCGATGCCTTTGCGGCAAGTGCCAAGCTGCTCGTTGCCGGCACACTTGCCGCTACCGAAGCCGGTGATGACACATTTACGGCGTTTGGCGGGAATGTTCTGGTTGGCGCGCTGGATGCCACCGAGACCAGCACAGACACAGCCAGCGCCAGCGGCACAGTCACCTGGACGCCGATTACCGGCGCTGTCAACGCCACGGAAGCCGCCGACTCCACCGGCCAGTACGTCGAGCCTGGGTACGTCGAAAGCGGCTACTTCGGCACGGGCTGGTCAGGGAAAGTCCTAATCTCTGGCGCTGCCAGCGCCACCGAATCCGGCAACGACACGTTCTATGCGTTCAACGTCTTGCCCGCGCCGCCCCAGCCGCAACCACGCGTGGGCGGGGGCGGGGATGCACCGGCCAAGACAAGCCGCTACTCCGACCCCACGGCTTACGACCGCGACCGCATACGCGAGCGCCTGACCGTCAAGATCGGTAACAAACGAATTCGACGTTTTTGATCCGACGCTGGTGGATCGCATTGAGGAATTGGCCGCGGAGCCAGAGCCCGAAGCACCGACCGAGCTCGAGCGCCAGGAGCGCAAGCTCGCCCGCAGCTTTACCGTCAAGTCTGGCGATCGGTCTATCGAGGTTCCGATGTTCAGACCGATGCTGGCCGAGCTGCCGGATCTCAAAACGGCCATGATGGCTGACATCGAAGCGTTTGCCGCCAAGGCCCGCTCTGCGGCCGATGACGAGCGCCGCCGCATTGTGTTGCTGCTCATGGCAGCGGGCGATTGATCAAATAGCAAGACCGGCTTTATAGTTGAGCCGTTGTCTCCTTTCTTCTTTGTCCATCCTCCCCGGAAACAAAGTTTGGCCCGCCACACCCGGCGGGCCTTTTTTTTGCAAATAGTCAAATAACAAAATGGGCGTTAGTATTTCTTTACCTGAAAGGCCGTTTTCCCCGTCATGGGTTATTGGCACGACCAGATCAGGATTTCCGCAACCAACGCGATAGTGTGGGGTGAAGTAAATGGCAGGTATCGAACTCGACTTGAACACGACAGACCCGGAGCAATTGGTAAAGGTCTTTGAGCAACTTGAAAACGGCGAGTCGCCGGAAGTAAAGGAGCCCGACAAAACCGAACCAGAGGCCACCGAGCCCGAAGCGCAACAAGCTGAGCCCGATCCAGCAGAAAAGCAGGACCAGCAAGCCGAGGAAAAGCAGGCCGAGCTGAATGAGCAAGACGCCGCAGGAGTGGCAACCAAGGACGGAAAGCACGTTATTCCGTACTCGGTCCTCAAGAGCGAGCGCGAACGAGCCTCCAAAGCCGAGCAATTGGCCAAGGAAATGCAAGATCGCCTAGCCGCACTTGAAGCTCAGATTCAGCAACAGGCCAGTCAAGGGGCGAAGCCAGACGGTGAGAGCGCCCGCACCGGTGATCCGGCAATAGCTGTGAGTGAGCCTTCCCAAGAGGATCTGGAAGCGCTGAAAGAGGATTTTCCGACCGTTTACAAGGCGGTGATGGCGTCGATGGCTGCGGCCAAAGCGCTTGAATCCAAGTTGAAACCGGTTGAGGACCGTGTGCAGCAGGTTGAAGCTGAGCGCGAACGCACCATGGCCGATCAGGTTCAGGACGCGATCGACGCAACGCCCAAGCTGGCGCACATCCAGGCATCCAATCGGGATGCGTTTGAGTTGGCCAAACAGTTTGACGCCACGCTTAGAACGCAATCCGCATGGGCCGAGAAACCTCTTGCAGACCGATTTTCCAAGGTCGTCGAAATGGTGGAAGCCGCACTCGGTCCGATTGATCTGCCTGGGGCGCCGACCAAACCTTCACAACCTAGTGCCGAGGATTTGAAAAAGGCAGCACAGGCCAAGGCCGCGCAAGCAGCCAAAGCCGGTCGAACGGAAGTACCGACCTCCCTTTCCGAGTTCCCGGTTGGACAGCCGGCAGCGCAAGACGAGCGTGAGGCCGCGGAGCAGATGACCGCTTTGCAATTGGCCGAAAAGTTTTCTTCGATGACGCCTGACCAAATGGATGCGTATTTCCGAACTCTGTAACTAACCAATTAACGAGGACAAAATGGCTACTAACATTCCTATCGGTTCCGCTCTAGCGCGGAAAGTCTATTCCGTAGGTCTCTTTACCCGCGTGCAGCACTCGCCCGGGTTTATGAACCTGCTGGCTGGCGAAATGCCCAAAGAAGGCTCCTTCGCTGCCAAAACCAAGGGTCAAACAAGCCCGGATTACCCAATCGTCAAAGCCGGTGACTTGGCTAAAGGCGCGGGCGATACGGTCTCGATCGACCTCTTTAACATTCTGCAGGGCAAGCCAGTGATGGGCGACAAGCGCATCAGCGGCAAGATGATGCAGCTCACCTATTCCAGCATGGACGTGCGTATTGATCAGGTCCGTGGTGGTGCTGATTCGGGTGGCCGCATGACCCAAAAGCGCACGGTTCACAACCTGCGCAACATCGGTATGGCCAGCCTCCAGTCATGGATGCAGCGCCTCGAGGACCAAACCGCCATCGTTCACTTGGCCGGTGCTCGCGGTTCGCAAAACACGACCGACTGGGTTGTGCCTTTGGCATCTGACCCTGACTTCAACGAGATCATGGTCAACACCGTTAAAGCTCCGACCAAGAATCGTCACTTCTACGCAAACGACGCAACCAGCCCCGAGGAAATCGGCACAAACGACGCCCTCACGCTGCAAGACGTTGATCGCATCGTTGCGCAGTTGCGCGAGTCTCCCGTCATCATGCAGTCGGTCAAGATCAAGGGCGACGATCGCGCTTGGAATGACCCGCTGTGGGTGATGTTCGTGACCGAGCGCCAGTGGCTCTACCTGGCCAGCCGCACCGGCCAGACTGTATGGCGTACCGCCATCCAGAACGCCTACGAGCGCAAGTCCTCTGGCGTTAAGCATCCGTTGTTCGATGCCTACGAAACGATTATGTGGAACGGCGTGCTCATCAAGCGCATGAACCGTTACGCCATCCGTTTCGCAGCAGGCGACGGCATTGTGAAGGACACCGGTGGCACCGACGGCGCGACCTACACCGAGAGCACGGTAACGGCCGCTCAGCCGATCGACCGCGCAATCATCGTGGGCGCACAAGCTCTGGCCAAAGCCTACGGCAAGTCGGCATCCGATTACTTCTACGACTGGTCGGAAGAAGAAGTCGATCACGGCAACAGCGTTGAAATGGTTTCTGCAGCGATGGCTGGCTGCTCCAAGATCCGTTTCAAGATCGACGGTGCTGATACCGACTTCGGCGTTGCAGTGCTCGACAGCTACGCACCGGACCCCGCTTCGGCTGCTGGCCGCACGCTGCTTGGCTCCTAAGTCATAACCTCACCGGAGAATTGAAATGGCAACTATTAACGCACCTACCTTGCTAGACACCCAGTACAGCGGCGATTGCCCGCTGGCGGTAGCACACGGTCAAGCTACTCTGGCAGCAGCTCAAGTGAACGACAAGGTTCGCTTGGTCAAGCTGTACGCCGGCACCAAGATTTACCGTGTTGACACCGTGTTTGCTGACATGGGCACCGATACCACGCTGGACATCGGTTTCGAGTACGTCAACGGCGAAGCCGGCGGCTCTGCTACCGCTTTCGCAACGGCGATCGACACCGACCCAGCCGGCACATCGAGCCACGTGTTTGCACCGGTCACTCTGGCCTACGACGCTTACATCATCGCCACGGTTAAGGGCGGCGCTTCAACTGGCGCCCTTAACGTGATGGCGACGTTTGAGTTCAAAGGCAAGTAATTGCCGGTAACGCAGTAAGAGGGACGGGGCGCCTCACGGCTACCCCGTCCATTTTTTTTGGAGAGGCGCATGGAAGAAAAGACAGTCTTGATTGAGTACGTGGGCAACAAGTCCCAGGCGTATGACAACATCACCAAGTCCGGTGTGACCTGGATGGGCAAAGGCGATATTCAGGAAGTCACCGCGGCTCAGGCCAAGCAGCTCCTTCGCTTCCCTGACCAATGGGCGCTGGCCGACAAGGCCGACGAAGTGGCCGTCCTTGACGTGCCCACTACCGTCACCGTCATTGACGAAGATGGCGATTCGGTTCTTGTAGACGAGTCCTCGCTTTCCAAGCCCCGCGAGCGCATGACCAAGGCCGAGCTGGTGGCTTTTGCGCGCAAGCACTGGAACAAAGAGCTCGACCCCGGTATGTCCAAAAAACTCATGCTCGACCAAATTGATGAGTGGGTCGAGACCGAAGAAACGGTGGTGCGTTTGGCCTAAAACTAGGGGTCAAATAGCCCCCGGATTCCTATACTCGCAGCAATAACCTTGGGGACCGTAGCGTGGCCAACGTCAAGTATTCCGATCTGGTAAGCGAAGTGTTGCCGGTGCTGGCGGCTGACCCGTCAGACCCCGTGACCGAAGCCGCTATCAAGCGCGCCGCTATCCAGTTCTGCAAAGAATCGTGGATCTGGAAATACATTCAAGATCCGCTGGATTTGGTCGCCTATGAGAACACCTACGACCTCGAGCCCCCGCAAGGCGCGGCCGTGGCCGGTGTGATGAGCGTCGTTCTTGGCGATCTCAAGCTCGAGCCGCGGCACGCCGACTGGCTGGACATTGACATGCCGGGATGGCTCTCCAAAAACGGCCAGCCCAAGTTTTTCACGCAGATTGACCCCGACCAGGTGATCTTGGCCCCCGCGGCCGACTACAACCTGACCGCCGGCGTCCACATGACGCTTGCTTTGGCCCCCGAGGTTAAGTCAAACGCAATACCTGGCTGGATTGCTAACGATTACTTATACGACATCGTGGACGGTGCGCTTTCGTACCTGATGCGCATGCCCAAGCAAGAGTGGTCCGACGGCCCGCTGGCCTTGGACTACGAAAAGAAATTTCACGCCGCCATTGCCAACGCTCGCGCCGACTCCATGGGCGCGCTAGGCCGCGCGCCGACCAGAACAACGTCACAGCACTGATATGGGAACCATCGCCGTCACCACGCTATTCGGAACCGTCCGGCAAGTCTTGCAAGACGCCGACGGCGTGCGCTGGACCGATCTCGAGCTGCTGAGCTATTTGAACGAAGGCCAGCGCGCCATTCTCACGTTCAAGCCCAACGCTTACGTGCGCAGCGATGTAGTCAAGCTCGGCACCGGCACCCGCCAAAACCTGCCCGCTGACGGCGTGCAGTTGATCGACATACCCCGCAACATGGGCACCAGCGGCGCAACGCCTGGTCGCGCTATTCGGATCGTTAAACGCGAGCTCTTGGATGCCAAGGTGCCGCGCTGGCACGCTGCTGACCCAGTGGCCGAGGCCAAACACTACATGTACTCCCCGCTTCAACCAAAGCACTTCCTCGTCTACCCACCGCAACCCGCCACGCTGCAAGGCTATGTGGAAATCGTCTACGGGGCACTGCCGCCCGACACGACGTTAAACGGCGCGATCACGGTGGATGACATCTACGAAGCGGCTTTGATTGACTACGTTTTGCATCGCTCGTTTGCCAAAGACACGGAATTCGCCGCCGATCAATCACGATCGGCTCAGCACTTCCAGGCGTTCGTCTACGCGCTTACGGGCAAGGCAAAAAACGAAGTGGGGGTCAACCCCAACATGACGGCTCCGGCCAAACCCAAAACCATTTCCTAATAAGGAGATTTTCAAATGCCTGGATTTTCACAAAACCTCTCGCAAGCCATCTTCGATGCCACGCTTGCACCCTCGCGTACCAACCTCGTCGCCAAGTCCGGCGTCTGGATGAGCCTGCACACCGCAGCGCCCGATGACAGCACCGGCGGCAACGAAGCGACTTTCTCCGGCTACGCCCGCGTCAACATTGCGTCGCTGATGACTTCGGCCCCCACGGGTTCGACGCCAGAAGCCACCGTGCGCGCGACCAATACCGGTGACATCAACTTCCCGGCTTCTACCGGTGCAACGCAGACCGTGACCCACTGGGCCATCTGGTCCGACCAGACGCTCGGCGGCGCGGCTTACATGATGTATTCGGGCCCATTGTCGGCATCGCGCTCGGTTCAGTCCGGCGACGTTGTTGTGATACCCGCTGGCCAGTTGCAAATCGACCTGACCTAATCATGGCCGGACTGTCGAAGCACCTGGCGCTGTCGCTGTTCAACATGTCGTTGAATCCGGTGCGCTTTGCCTATGAGCCACCGGCCGAGCTGTGGCTTGCATTGCACACGGCAGCACCCAGCGACTCGACGTATGGCAATGAGGCGACGTTTGGCGGCTACGTGCGGCAAACGCTCAACAGCCTGACCGCCGACCCGCGACCGGAAACGATTGCTGGCGACGTAGACATTCTCGTAACCAACGGCTCAGCACTTGTCTATGCGGAGTCCACCGGCCCTGCGTCGCAGATCATTTCTCACTGGGCGATTTGGGATAGCCAAACCATCGGAGAGGGCAACATCTTGTACTCCGGCCCGCTGGCATCCCCGCGCCTGGTTGTTGAAGGCGATCGCGTTGTCGTGCCGGAGGGGTCAATCATTCTGACGATCAAATGACACGCGCAATTAACTCAGGAGCACTTAATGAAACCCCGTTCCCGGGTTCGGAGGACGGTCTTTCGCTAGTGCAAATGATCGGCACCGTGCAGGTTGTCTGCACGATGACCTCGATCAGCCTGATGCTGGGCGCCACTGCGGCCACCACCGCACGCGCAGCCGTTGCGCCAGTTTCGACCGACGCCAAGTTTTTAGTCACCGCGGCCACATCGGCTACAGCGACAACCAGCGAAATCTTTGCGGTTCGCAAGACGCACCTTGGCGCAGCTACCACCACGGCCACGGCAGGCGGGGCGCAAGTCTCTTGCGTGATTCGGGCCGAGCTCGAAGCGCAAACGGACGCCCAGGCCATCGTTTCTGTCACTAGCAAAAACGTCACAGAAAACGCCGCATCAACTACTGCCCGCGCCATTGTCTCAACGCCAGCCGCAAGAACCATTGTTTCGCGCCGCGCTGAGACCGTTGGGCAGGCAAACGCACGCGGCTATGCCTTGCTTGGCAAGGCCGTAGCAGGCTCTACCGTCGCACGCTGCACGGGCATTGGCACAACGGTCTTTGTTCGCAACATTGGCGCGGCAACGATTGCGCGCAGCACTGGCACCACAGCCGAATACAAGAAAGTTCGCTTTACGGCGACGGCCACACCGAGCGCCGCCTGGAGCGTGAATCCCTACCGCAAGCGGCAACTCTCGGCCCGGATTACCCCGTCGGCCATTGCGCCGGCCATCCCGGCCACACTCGCATACCAGCTTGCCGCCACGACAGCGCCTCGAGCCATCGTGCGGGGCAGCATTGTTTTCAAATTGCAAGCCGGCGCGAACACCACGGCACGCGCCATTGCCTCATCGGCTGCGGCCGACTATGGCATCGCCATGCCGGCGCCAGCAGAACGCCTCATGTTCGTGCAGGCATCTGAACGACTCATGGAGGTGACAGCATGACAATTGGACGGTTTTATAAGCAGCCAGCCGAAACGCTGGACTACGACATTGAATTCAGCGAATTCCTTGCCGACGGCGATACTCTCGTTACGACAGGCGACCCGGCCGTTCCGGTGCCGCTGGATGTGACGGTGGTGCCCTCTGGATTGATGCTCGGCCCGACCGTGGTGATTAACGGCACCCGGGTCAAGCAGTGGCTTTCCGGTGGCACCAATGGCGTGAGCTACAAGATCACGCTCACCCTCACGTCAAACGCCGGCCGCGTCAAGCAAGTGGAGTTCGTGGTTCGAGTAAAGGACGAGTGATATGGGCATGCTTCTATTCAAAAATAACGCGCAGACCACGCTCGTTGGCTCGATCAACGACACGCAAACGGCTATCTCGGTCGCCAACGCATCGGCGTTCCCGGTCATTACGGCGCTGTCCGGCGATTACTTCTACGTCACGATGTATGAGGAATCGGGCGGCGTTGACATCAACATCGAGATTGTTAAAGTCACCGAGACCGTCGGCAACGTATGGACGGTTGTGCGCGCCCAGGACGGCACCTCGGGCCGTTTCCGCGGCGGCATCGTCGATGTGTTTCTCGAGCTGCGCTACAACGCGGCCAGCGCCAACGAAATGCTGCAAAAGGCAGCAAACCTTGGCGACCTTACCAATGTCCCGACTGCCAGGACCAACCTCGGCCTGGGCACAATCGCCACGCAAGACGCCAACAACGTCAACATCACAGGCGGCTCGATCTCTGGCGTCACCTTTGCCACGCTGGACTCCGGCACCACGATTCAAGACAACGCCGATCCGACCAAGCAGGCCAAGTTTGAAGTCTCAAGCATTGGCACCGGATTAACCCGCACGTTCACATTCCCCAATGCCAACGGCACGCTTGCCCTGGTGTCGGATCTGACCTCTGGCTATCAGCCACTTGACTCTGACCTGACCGCAGTGGCCGCTTTGTCTGCCAACGGCCTGATTGCACGCACCGGCACCGGCACAATGGCCGTGCGAGCCATTACGCAGCCCGCGGCGGGCCTCACCGTAACGAATGGTGATGGCGTATCGGGCAACCCGACGCTCGCCCTGGCAAACGATTTAGCGGCCGTAGAGGGAATCTCGGGCACCGGCTTTGTTCGCCGTACCGCGTCCGACACGTGGAGCGCATCGGCGCTTGTTGACGGCGATTTGCCTTCGGCTTTGACTGGCAAAACCTATAACGCGCTGTCTCTGACGGCCAACGCCACCGGTTTCAGCGTCGCAGGCGGCACGACCAGCAAGACCCTGACGGTAAGCAACAGCATCACGCTGGCCGGCACCGACGGCACCACGATCACGCTGCCCAACACCACGGGCACGGTGGCGCTCAACAATCAGAGTTTCTTCCTCGGCACGACTTCTGTTGCCATCAATCGTGCGTCTGCCTCAATTTCGCTGACCGGCGTAAGTATTGATGGATCGGCTGGGTCGGCTACGACCGCTACATCGGCCACGACCGCAAGCAACTTGGCCAGCGGTGTGCTGGGCTCGCTGCCGTATCAGTCGGCCGCGGGTGCAACGGCGCTGCTGTCGCCAAACACCACGACCAATCGCCGCTTCTTGCGTCAAACGGGCACCGGCTCTGCAGGTGCGGCTCCCGCGTGGGATTCGGTCACATCGACCGACGTGGGCCTTGGCAACGTCGAGAACACGGCGCTTTCCACCTGGGCGGGCTCGGCCAACATCACAACGCTTGGCACGATTGCAACCGGTACGTGGAACGCCACAACCATTGCGTTGAACAAGGGCGGTACTGGCGCCACAACCAAGACCGATGCCTTTGATGCGTTGTCCCCGGCCTCTACCCTTGGCGACCTGATTTTCCACGACGGCACAGACAACGTGCGGCTGGCCGGTAACACCGTGGCCGGCCGTCGCTTCTTGCGCCAAACCGGCACGGGCGCCATTTCGGCAGCCCCCGCATGGGACTCACTGACCGATGGCGACATCCCCTCGGCATTGACGGGCAAGACCTACAACGCGCTGACGCTTACCGCAGCCACCAACGGCTTCACGATCGCCGGTGGCACTAACAGCAAGACGCTGACCGTCCCCAACACGCTGACGCTCTCTGGCAACGACGGCTCGACGCTAAACATCGGCGCCGGCGGCACGCTGGGCAGCGCGGCTTACACGGCCTCGACGGCCTACGCGCCTGCAGCGGGATCTTCCAGCATCGTCACGGTCGGCATCGTCACATCCGGCACCTGGCAGGGCAGCGCAGTCGGCATCACCTACGGCGGTACGGGCGCGACCACCAAGGCCGCAGGCTTTAACGCACTCTCGCCAGTCACGACACTAGGCGATCTGGTCTACGGCGACGGCGCCAACTCCAACACCCGCTTGGCCGGTAACACCAGCACGACCAAGCAATTCCTGACGCAAACCGGCACCGGCACGGTCTCGGCCGCGCCCGCCTGGGCGGCACTGGCCAACGGCGACATCCCGACCAACCTCACCGGCAAGACCTATAACGGCCTGACGCTGACGGCTGCTGCAACCGGATTCACGCTGGCAGGCGGCACAACGAGCAAGACGCTTACGGTGTCCAACACCCTGACGCTGGCGGGCACAGACACATCGACGCTCAACATTGGAGCCGGTGGCACGTTAGGCAGCGCCGCGTTTACTGCATCAACCGATTACGAGCCGGCCATTACAACGCTGTCTGTCGTAGACGGAAGCGCTGCAGCGCCGGCCATTACCGGCACCGATATAGATTCCGGAATTTTCTTCCCCGCTGCTAACACAGTAGCTTTTGCTACAGGTGGTGTAGATCGTACCCGGATAACTAGTGACGGAAATTTAGTTCATGGCCCTGGTGGGACGGGAAACGGTGCCGCTGTGATGTCCATGAACGCTGGGTCTGCATCTGGGTCTTACGGTACTATCAGCTTCAGAAAAAACAACGTACAGAATTGCATGATCTTACACAGGTCTGGTGCAATTGGCGGGGCCAGTAACGACTTAGCCCTGTTTGGCGAGTCCGGTAACGGAATCTATACATACACCAACGGCGGCACGGCTGGGCCATATGTTGCGTCTGGCGGCACAAGCTGGACTAACTCGTCTGATGAGCGCCTAAAAAATATTACAGGCGAGATCCAAGATGGCCTGTCAAAAGTTTGCACACTTCGAGCATCGCAATTCACCTGGAAAGGCGATGTCACAGCAAAACCGCAGGTGGGGTTGATTGCACAAGATGTTCAGGCGGTCTTGCCGGAAATTGTTACTTCGTCTGTTGTAAGCAAAGACGATCCTACTGAGTATCTTGGTATCTCGTATACCGAGGTAATTCCGCTTCTCGTTGCGGCCATCAAAGAACTCAAAACCGAGCTTGACGCTGCAACGGCCCGCATCGCTGCCTTAGAAGGAGCCCAATAAAAATGGCAAATATCGTCTTACAGGCATCAGCAACCGGCACCGGCACGCTCACGATCGCGGCCCCGAGCACGAACAGCAATCTCACGTTCACGCTGCCTAACGAGGGCGGGCAGCTCGCGGTGGGTGGGGGGTTTGCGTCGGGCACGGTCATGCTCTTTGGCCAGACGGCCGCGCCTACTGGCTGGACTAAAGACACCGCCAACTACAACAACTCGTCATTGCGGGTTGTCACAGGCACGGCGGGCAATGGTGGTTCGGTGGACTTCACCACAGCGTTTGCAAGCCAGACCCCTGCGGGTTCGGTGAGTGTGGATGCAAGTGGGTTAAGTGCTGGCGCTACTACGCTGACCACAACACAGATTCCAAGCCATAGTCACACATACAGTATTGGATACGATAGCGGCACTACGGCAAGAGCGAAATCTGGTGCAAACTCAGGGGACACAAATGGCAGTACTTCAGGTGCCGGTGGCGGCAGTTCCCACTACCCACTCAACTGTACCGGTTCTGCAACCGCAACATTCACCGGTACAGACCATCAACCTAGCAGTCAAATACGTTGACGTTATTCGGGACGACAAAAGACTAATAGAAAATCGAACCTAAAGCCAACTGCCCACTCGGATAACTTCAACCCATGCCGTCAACTTGATTGCGCGTGGTTCATGAAGATTGCTGGACAAGACCCACAGACCGGAAAAGATATTGACGAATGGGGCTGCTCTATGGCTTGGCTCCCAGTCTTAATGATTGAGAATAGTCGTCAGCAGCACCAGACCNGAGCGGCGGTTGAGTCGTTTCGCAACGAAATGGTGAGAGCCAACGAAAATAGCCAGCAAGTGCTGCTTGCAACCGCTGGCCTGAAAGATCGTGTACTGATTGAGGTGAAAGAATGAAACTAACAATCGTTCCTATTGATAACGCTGTCTACAAAGACGGTCTCTGCTGGGCCGGTCTTGACCTGTCCACGTGCGGCATCCCGGCCGACGTTCACGCCTTGCAGTGGAAAGACACCGCGGGCTGGATCGAGTTTGTGGACCGTATTGATGGCACCAAGCCGGCCAACGAGCCCATCACCGAGCTCCCGGCCTGGGCACTCGCCGCGCAGGCCAAGTGGGATGAGCAGCAGGCTGCGGCCGAAGCTGCGATTTCTGCTGCCCCACCGGTTGAGCCAAACTCATAAGGAGTAAACAAATTGATCGAGGAAGTGTGGCGCCCAATACCAGGCTTTGAAAATCACGGCCAAGTAAGCAACTATGGCCGAGTTAGGTCGCGCAAAGGAAAAGAGCGAAAAACCTTTGTTTCAAGCAGCGGTTACGAGCGCGTTGGGTTCAACGGAAAGCACACGATTACTATTCATCGTTTAGTTGCGCTTGCTTTTTGCGAAGGACACCAAGAACACTTAACCGTCAACCACAAAGACGGAAACAAGCTCAACAACACGGCTTGGAATCTTGAGTGGGTGACTCATTCGGACAAACTCAAGCACGCTTTTGCGACTGGGCTAAAACGACCGTCACGATCAAATCTAATTATTGAAGACTCTGAATTTGAAAAGATAATTGCTAGAGTCAAAAGCGGAGAAGTACAGAGAAAGATCGCACGGGAATACGGAGTTTCCCCTGCTGCGATCTGCAAGCGATTAAAAGAGTGGAAAGGGCCAGTGCCATGTCGCAAATAGCCGTAAACACCATCACCGACGCCAGCGGCGGCAACACCGCACAGATCAACGGCCTAACCCCATCGGCCTCGAACATGATGGGGCGAAACCGGATCATCAACGGCGACATGCGGATCGACCAGCGCAACGCGGGCGCAGCCGTCGTTGTCAGCACCGAGTCTTTCGTGACCGATCGCTGGATCGTTTACAAGACCGCGGGCGGCTTGACCGCTCAACAGGTCTCGGACGCCCCGGCCGGATTCTCAAAGTCCTTGCGTGTCACGGTCACGTCCACCAACTCAACACCGACGGCGCTGATTCAGCAGCGNNTCGAAGGNNTGTAACGCCGAAGATTTAGGCCTGGGGCACGGCGTTCCGCGCAACCAATCACAATCTCGTTTCGCGTCAAGGCAAGCATCACGGGCACGTTTGGCGTGGTCATTACCAACTGGTCAGGCACCCGCGCTTCTTACGCCGCGTCCTACACAGTCAATTCGGCTAACACGTGGGAAACCAAAACGGTCACGATCCCAGGCGACACCGCAGGCACGTGGGCAGTGGACAACACGCAGCACTCGCAAGTCCGTTGGTCTTTGGCACCAGGATCAACAGCAATTGCCGGCGGTAGCTGGCAAGCTGCCGACGCGCTCGGCATGACCGGCCAAACTAACTTGCTGGCCACCAACGGCGCGACGTTCCAGATTACTGGCGTGCAGTTTGAAGTCGGCAGCGTCGCCACACCGTTTGAGCGCAGACCGTATGGGACGGAACTGGCGCTGTGTCAGAGGTATTTGCCGGCGATTAAAGACAGTGTTGGTTATCCGTTGGTTGGTGTTGGAGCCAATATCGCCAGGGGAACAATAAATTTGCCGGTGGCTACGCGAGTACCAGGAACCGGCATAACGACAAACGCAATGTCAAATTTTTCTGTTACCAACGTAGGCACGCCAACAAGCATTACTTTTTACACGGCGAACACAACTTCACTAGCGATAAACGTGAACGTGTCATCTGGAGTGTCGGCCGCGGCCGCATATTTCTTGGCCGGTGGAACGGCAGAAGTATTCGTAACCGGATGTGAGCTATGAGAAACTTGTCGTCTCGTAAGTGAGAAAACCTAATGGCCGGCTTCAAAATACAAAAATTCTCTGGCATCCGACCCCGCTTCCCGGAGTCGCTGCTGCCCGAAGGCGCGGCCACGATCGCTCAGAACTGCGACTTTGCTTACGGCGAGCTCAGAAACACTAAGGGGGGCTTTGGCCTATTCACACTGATCAACGAGCCGCTGTCGATCTACACCGATGACGGCCTGACGTTTTACACCTGGGCGACCGACGTGAGCGCCGTGCGCTCACCGATCACGAATGACCTATTCACCCGCATGTACTACGCGGGCCAGGGTGAGTTTCGGGTAGCCAACCGGCTCGGCACCAAGACCACCGGCGGCACGCCCGAGACCAGCTACAAAGTCGGCGTCCCGCGCCCAACGGTCAAGCCCACGCTGCAGGTTGAAGAACCCACGCCGCTCACCGAATCCACGGCCACGATCACTTGGACGTTTCACTGGGAGTACGGCGGCGTTAAGTTTCAAGAGCAAGAGATCCGGCCCACGGCGGTCAACAACACGCAGTATCAGTACACCGCCCCCGCCAAGACAACGGACACGACGCCAGAACAGGCGTTTCCGGTCATGCGGCTTACGGCCAAGGCCATTGCCGACGATGCGCAGCTCTGCGACATCTACACCGAGAACTCGAGCTTTGACGGCACGGGCGGGCTTTACAGCTTGTCGATGGCCAAGAACGCCGACGGCACCTACACGGTGACGGTCACAACCGGCATTGCAGAGGAAGATAAAGAGGCCCGCGCCTACGTCTACACCTACGTCAACAGCTACAACGAGGAAGGCCCACCCAGCGACCCCGAGCTCGTCACGACCTCGCCGGTCATCGAAGTCACGGTCACGGTCACAAAGGACAACGTGCAGGGGTTTGCGCCGATCAACGAGATCCGCGTTTACCGCACACCAACTGGCTCGACGCTGGCCGAATACTTCTACGTCGGCACGATCGCCGTCGGCGGCGCGCCAGGTGCCTACACCTTCCGCGATCAGGTCAAGGCCGAGCAGCTAAACGAGCCGCTGTCATCGCTCTACTACTACCCGCCAGACCAAAACCTGCGCGGGCTAATTACGCTGCCAAACGGCATCCTGTGCGCCTACAAAGACAACGAGCTCCATTTCTCCGAAGCCTACAAGCCCTGGGCGTGGCCACCGGCCTACGTGAAGCCGCTGCCAAACGCAGTCGTTGGCGGCATTGCCCACGGCTCCGGCGCGCTCATCACAACCACCGCGCACCCGTATCTGGTCTCTGGCGTATCGCCGGACGCCATGACAACGGCCCGGATCAACGTCGAGCAGGCCGGACGTGTCGCGCCGCGTCAATACGCCGTGGTCGATGGGGTGGTGATCTATGCAAGCAACGACGGCCTGGTGGTGGTCTCAGGCGGCTCGGCCGGCTTGGCCCAGTCGCAGAAATTCTTTACCCGTGACGTTTGGCGGCAGCGCTACGGCGCAGCGCTCTCCACGATGAACTTTGCCGTGTGGGACGGGCGCCTGGTGGTGTTCACGCCGACGGCGGGCTTCACCCCATTCATGCTCCGGTTCGATGAGGCCGACGGCACCATGACCGATCTGCCGGGGTTCGTGGCCAAGTGCGCCTTTACGAGCGTGCTGTCGGACCAGATGTATTACGCCCTGGGCAACCAGCTCTACCAATTCAACGGCGGGCTGGCGGTGCCGGCCGTGTGGCAGTCCCGCGAGATTCAATCAAACCGGCCGGTGAACTTTGGCGCAGCGCAGGCCGTACTTGATGGCGAGTGGACGGTCGAGCTTTGGGCCTACAACTCGCAGACCAATGCCTACGTGCAGCGTTTCTCGAAAACCCTAATCGGCGGCACGCACGACATGCGCCTGCCGTCTGGCTTTGAATCTGACCGCTACCGCATCAAGCTCTCTGGCACCGGACGCTTTCGGGAGCTGCGGCTTGCGCAGACATTCCGAGAGCTGTCCACGCTATGACGTTCCAACTCATCGCAAAGACATTGGCCCGCGGCATCCCCGGGGTGCCCATTGCCGCGCTCGACGCCATTCAAGACGAAAACACGCGCATGGTGCTGCGGTCCATCGTGGACGGCTGGCACGTGCGCAACGGCTCAACCGGTAGCGGCGACGCATCCTTTGTTACCCGCTCCGAAATTGGCGACCTAACCCGAATCGCAGCGGCCGACGAAGTGAAGCGGGCGCTGCCCGCCATGCGGCTAGACCCAGGCGAGCTCAGCCGGATTGGCACGGATCTCTACAACCAAGTCTTTGAGTCGCAGCTATTCAAAGAGCTCGAGTCCCGCGTCGATCTGGTGGACAAACCTGGCGGGCTCTTTGACCGCATGGGCGCGGCCGAGCTTGCGGCAATCAACGAGACCCAGCAGCGCATCGCGGGCGACACTGGGCTTTCGACACAGCTCACCGCGCTTGGCGTGCGCGTCGGGCAGGCCGAAACGGCAATCGTTACCGAGAATCAGCAGCGGGTGAACGCCGATAACGCGCTCAACCAAAGCGTCAGCACGCAGTTTGCATCGGTCAACGGCAACCTGGCGCTTCTGCAAAGCGCGACCACGACCAATGCCAACAACGTCGCCGCCCTGGTCACAAAGACCGACCAGCTACAGGCATCACTCAACGGCGCCTACGCGGCTATCCAGACCGAGCAGCAAGTGCGTGCCAACGCCGACGGCCAGCTCTACGCCCAATACACGGTCAAGGTGGACACCAACGGCTACGTGACGGGCTTTGGCTTGGCCAACACGGTCAACAACGGCACGCCTACTTCGAGCTTCATCGTTCGCACCGACACCTTCTCGATCGTGAGTCCAACGGGCAACCGGGCCGCGGTCATCATGGCCAACAACACGATCAACGTGTTCGATGAAAACGGCGCGCTGCGCGTGCGTATCGGGAAGCTGGCATGACGATCCCGATTCGGCAGCTATTTGCGGACGCCTCCACGACAAGCCTCACCAATGTTGGTTTTGGGCTCGACGTGCGCAATCCGGCCGGGTCAGTCGTTTTCTCGACCAACGATGTCACGTGGAATCAGGTCGATATGTTCCTGGTCAACGGCGGGCAGTCGGTCTCGCGCAACTACCCCATTCTCGACGGCCGCGAGTATCTGGCCACGCAGCTACTCATCAACCCGCCCCCCCTTGACCGGCGCGCAATCGCGCACACGATCAGTCGCAGCGGCAACATCGTCACTGTGGGAGGCGGCTCAGAGCAGGCTTACATCGTGGTGATGATGCGATGAGCTGGGGCTTTGCCGCGGTCAACCGCAACAACCAAATCCTGATCTCGAGCGACACCCGCAACCTGCACTTTGTCGGCAAAGCGGCCGTGCAGTACATGCGCAACCAGTGGGACAGCTACGGCGGCTTGCGTCACTGGGTCTTTGGCATCCGGTGCGCGACCACGCCCATGCCGTTTTTCAGCACGCCAACCGCCGACTTCTACGCCGTGGCATCCGTGCGCCAGGTTCAGACCCACCAGTGGGAGATCGACGTAATCCGCTCCGGAACCTCGAGCTCGATTCCCGAGGTCTATGTTTTTGCCGACCCGCGGGGCATGCTTGATCTGGTCCCACGCCCGCCGCTTGGCACCAACTACGGCATGTATGTCGCCCGCGACGATGGCACGCCGTCGTTCGATAGCCGGATGTCACCGCTGGCCGTCACCGGTGGTCTATCTGTTCAGCCGCCGAGCAACCCGCTCATCAACACCCCTGGGGGCTTGTCATCGGACTATTGCCAAAGCGATGCGTCGTATCAGCTAGATCCGGAAAGCTCCAACGCTTACTCATTCACGGCTCCCGGCAACAAGCCGATTTTCTTTTACCCCTCGCTCGCCCAGGCGCAGCGCGAAGCGCGGTTTTCCCGCAGCGAAAAAGAGTGCTCTGGATTCGACGCTTATGGCAGTTGCATTGGATTCTCAGAGTCGTATAGCTACTCAAGCACGTACTGGGCGTTTTATCGCGGAGCCATTCGCTACACCAGCGGCACGCTGCGCTGCGGCTGGATCACGGTGCAAAAAGGCTGCAACTGGACCTACAGCTACAAAGGCCGGTTCCTTGGCATCGGCGTCGGCAGCGGTTCATCTTCATCTGGTACGTGGCCGTATTCCAATGAAACGCTAAATCTGCAGCCCGTGAGTGTGATTTCTGCTAACGGGGGCCGATATGATTAAGCCGTTCAAAATCATCCACACCCGCAAGGAACCCGACGGCGGCACTGGCGTCATCTTCGAGGTATCAAGGACTGACGCCAAAGCGGCCAACACGTCGAGCACGCTGACCATGCAAACGTACATGCTGGTGCCGGATGGCGAGGATATTGACGCCTTTTTGTTTGAGAAATTGTCGAAAGCGGGGTGGTTCTAATGCCAGAAATCTATTACTCAGGGGATAACACGCGGGTCATGGCCGGCGCCAGGGAGCCAGAATCCGACGAGCCGGCCAAGCTGGTCGCCAACATCTTCCCGTGGTTCCGGCGCGAGGACTACTACTCGATCTCAACCCCGGCTATGCACGAAGTCTTGGGCGAGCCGGTGGTTACGTGCTGCCTGCCGCTGCAGGCCACAGACGCGCTTGTGGGCCCGGGCTACGCCCTGGGCAACCGCAAGTTCTGTATGAACAGCCACACGTCGTTTATGCGGCTTTACCGGGTATTCACCGGCCAGAAGCCGGCTTGGCTCCCCCCGTCAGCCCAGGTGCTCTTTATTGGCGACAACCACGACGAGTACCGCCGGCCGTGCCACCCCAAGGCCACGTCGTTTTACGACCTCTACATGTCGGCCGACCCCGACGAAATGGAAGCCGCCTTCAAGCTGCCCCGTCGCCGGGGTGCCTACGAGACCTATTACGGGGTCACGGTGGTCAACGGGGAGCCGGCTCGGGTCAAGCAGTACATCTATGACAGCCAGGACGGCTTCTCAGACTGGGACGTGATCTACATGGTCCACAAGAAAAAGCCTCAACAACCGTCAAATTGACGGCGCTAGGTGAGAATTCGAGCATGCAGATTTCCGTCCCCGCNCGCCGCCGCAGCCTTAATTGCCGACCCGCTGGCAAGCCAGTTTGCCGCGCTGCCGGCCGTGCGCGCTCAGTCGGATGTGTTTGCCGTCGAGGGCCGGGACATCAAGGAAAAGCTGGAACGGCTCGAGGCCGCGTTGTTTGCCGGCGAGACCATGGAGCTGCCGGTTAGGCATCACTTCTCACACGGCGTCTACGCCCGTGAGCTATTCATTCCCAAGGGCACCGTGCTGGTCGGCAAGATCCACAAATTCAGCCAAATCAACATCGTGAGCCAGGGCGAGATTTCGGTGCTGACCGATGACGGCGTGAAGCGCATCAAGGCGCCGTACACGCTGGTCTCCGAGGCCGGTGCCAAACGCGCCGGCTACGCGCATGAGGACACGATCTGGACCACGATTCACGGAACGCATGAGACCGACTTGGAGAAGCTGGAAGATGAATTGATTGCTGCCAGCTTTGAGGATTACGAGAAATTTTGTGCCGCGCTGGCGCAAGGAGAGTAAACATGGCCTGGGCAATAGTGGCAGCAGCAACAATCACAACGGTAGGCGGCTCGTTACTAAGTCGCAGCTCACAGAAAGCAGCTAACCGCGCAAACAACACGGCCGCAGACGCAACCGCGCTGCAGGCTCAGATTGCGGCCGAGCAGTGGGACCGCTATCTCGAGGTGTTCGATCCGATCGAGCGCCAATTTGTGCAAGACGCGCAAGACTACGCATCGCCAGAGCGCTTCGCCAAAGCAGCCGGCGACGCATCGGCTACTGTGGCCAGCCAATACGGCAAAGCGCGTGACCGGCTTTCGCGCACACCGGGTCTCGATCCATCCTCGGGTGCTTACCAGGCGTCCATGGTCGGGCTCGATTTGTCTCAGGCCGCAGCAGACGCCACGCAACAGAACGCCGCCCGCAATCGGGTTGATGATTTGTCTTACGCCCGCATGCAAGACGCCGTGGCGCTTGGCAAGGGACTGCCATCTTCAGCAGCGTCGCAGCTCGCAAGCTCGGCCAGCGGAAGCATGGCGCTGGCTCGTTACAACCAAGGCCAGGCAGATAACACAGCGGCAAGTTTCGGCCGCATTACTGACCGCGTGATGAACAGCCCGTCGATGAGCGGCTGGCTTGGCATGGCGCCCAGTAGCGGCGTGAAGTCGGAAGTCAGCACGCTTGGCAGCAACACTTGGAACCCATTTAGCGACTACAACACCGGCGCAAACGGCTGGGGTAGCTACGGAGAATAATCATGTCAATTACTTCTGGATTGATGGCGCTGGACAGCTACTTCAAAGAGGGCGACGCTCGCAAAGAACGCGAGTACATCCAAGCAAAGCGCGACGCCGAGCTCTCGGTGTTGGGCGACAAGACCGCAGCCGATCGCAGCGGCTATCAATTGAAGGCCGGAGAAAACACGCAAGGGCTCGAGCTCTTGCCGGGTGCAACAGCCAACAAGAAAACGGCCCAGGGAATTGAAACGGCCGACCTGAACGCAAAGGCAGCACGCCAGCCAAAAGAGATCGCAACTGCAAACGCCAAAGCCGAAGTGGCAAAAGCGCTGGCCGATTTTGATGTTGCCGACTTGCCGCGTGTAATTGCAGAGAAGCAACGCGCTGGCATTTTCAGCGAGGCCGACGCAGGCGTGGCCGCGGTGGTCAAGCTCTCGGATCTGGTCAAAGCCGGTGATCCCAACAAGATCGTCACGTTTATGAACGCGATGAACGACATCAACCCGCCCGAGAAGCGCAAAGCCCCGGTGGCCACCGTTGGCGTGGGCCAGGGCGCAAACGGCGAAAAGACTTTTGTTGCAAAAGACGCGGCTGGCAACACCGTGTTTCAAATCTCGGCAGCGCAGATGCAGGCCGTGCGCGACTCGGTTGCTAAGACAGAGGTTAAGACGGTCAACGCCGGTGATTCTGTGGTGACGGTAAAAGACGGCAAAGTGACGCCGGTTTACACCGCACCAGAATCCGATAAAAGCCGTTCGGCCAAGACCGGCCCGCTCGAGCGGGACGTTGGCTATCTGATGAAGTCGCACAACATGAGTCAGCAAGAGGCGCTTGGCTATCTGAATTCGGCCAAGACCATGAGCCGCCAGCAATTCATTCTCAAGAGCACGCAAGACAAGATCGCCATGGGCGGCAAGCCCACCGATACTGACATTGCAGAGTTTGGCCGCATCTACGATCGGGCCCAGGCAAAGCCCGGGTTAGGGACGCCGACACCGGGCACACCGGGGTCGAATAACGCGCCGACAGGTACAGTTGATCCTCAAATTAAGTCCCTTCTCGGCCTACCTTAACCAATAAGACGCCTCATGGAACTCGATCAAAACCTTTTTGACTTTCTATCCACCAACAACAAAAAATCGAGTCCCAGCGGGCAGCAGCCCGGGCTAGATCAAGCGCAACCTAAGACGGAGCCAGCGGCAACGCCGGCCACTGCGCAAGCGCTTCCCCCCAAGTGGGCCGACATCGAGGCCAAGCCGGAATTCAAGTCTCTCTCCGCAGAGAAACAATCCGAGGCCAAGGCCACTTACTTCGACTACTACATCGCTCCCCGCGTCGGGGATCAGGCCGCGAGCCTGCGCGAGCAATTTTTGGGCAAACCGGTTGAGAATAAAGCACCCGGAGCCAAGCTAGATGAGCAAATCTTAGACGCTGGCAAGAGAGCCATGACGGCCGCTGGCAAGTACATCAGCGGCAGCAACTCGGTCATGGATGGCTTTACGCCACCGGCCAGCGCTCCGCAAAGCCAAGCACCCGTCACCGACCAACAGCGCGCTCAGGTCCAGGCGTTTTGGGACAAATCGACACCGGAGCAGCGCAAGCAGATCGAGGCACGGCCCGACTGGGTTGGCCAGCTCGCCCGCGACCGCGCCGCGCAGTACGGCGCGTTCGACCAAAACTCCACACCCACGACCCGCTTGCTCGACACCAGGGTAGAAGGCCGAAAGCAAGCATTGATTGGCAAAGGCGAAGATCCGCGCTTTGCCGAAGTCGCTGCCCAGCAGGGCGCCGCCCGTGGCGTGATGCCAGGTCGGGAAGTGGCCTCGATGCCAACGATCGGCGCATCCGACTATGACTTCGATACAGCCGAGCTATTCAGCGAGACCAAGGGGCTCAACAACCCGCTGGTGCGCGGTGTGGCAAAAGGCGGTCTTGGCGTTGCCAAGGCGTCTGTCGGCGTCGCAGAGGCGATGTGGGACGCGCTAGGGGGTGAGCAGCCAGTCAAGAACGCAAAGGCCATAGGCGACGTTCTACGCAGCAAAGAGGCCGCTATTGGCCAGCGTGGCACGTTCCTCGAGCGCAACCTCGAGGGTGCCATCAGCTCGATCAGCCAGCAGCTCCCGCTACTGGTAGGAGGCGTGATTACCGGCTCCATGGCGCTGCCGCTTGCCGGCATTGCCGTGCAGACCTTCGGACAAGAGTACAGCGACGGCAAAGCCGTTGGCCAGACCCCGGCGCAAGCAGTCCTACGCGCATCGGCCTTTGCCGCGTTTGAAGTCATTGGCGAGCGGTTCGGCCTGGGCGAGCAGATGCAAGCCATCAAGGCCGCAGCCCGCGGCTTGCCGTCGGATCAGATTCTTGGGTTCCTCGGCCGTGCGTTGATGAAGGAAGTCCCGGGCGAGCTATTGACCACAACCGGTCAAGCTGCCACCGATAAGTTTGGACCGGCTGGCATCGGGCTAAACCCGAATATGACCGGCGAGCAGTATCTCGCCCAGGTGGCCGACACGATCGCGCAGACGATCATGCAGACCGGCATCATGGCCGGCGGTACGACTGGCGTATCAAACGCCGTTCAATTCCTGAACCAGCGAGGCGATAGCGATCGCGTTGCGGCCAACGAGGCCGACAAGGCCCGCGAGTCAGCGCTCAAGAAGTTCGAGGAATTGTTTGGGCCAAAGAACAAAGGAACACCACCGGCCGATCCACCCCCCGCGCCAGCGCCCGAGCCAACACCGCCAGCAGCGACCGCCGACACCGCGGCCACGGAAACGACGCAAGACGATCAGGACATTCTGAGCTTTGCGGAAGGCCGCTATCGCACGCTGCGCAGAAAGCGCGACGGCTCGACCGAAACGGTCATGGGCGAGACCGGCCCCGTCGATACGGATATGCCCGGAATCGGGCTCACGCCAGCAGAGCAAGCCGAGCTCGATGCACTCGAGGCCAACCGCAACAACCCACAAGGGCTCAAAGATTTCTACGGCCTGGGCGAAACGACCGAGCCCGCGGCAGACGAAACCGTTGTCACGCCAGTCGGCCCCAAAGCCCCGGAAGAACCGCCGGCGCAGACCGCTGGCCTCGAGCCGCTGTCGGAAACTGATCTTGCCGACATCAACGCATGGCTCGACTCAATTGACGAGACCGACCCGGCCACACGCGACAGCGTGATCCGTGGCGCTCAAACCGACAAAGCATCGCGTGACTTCTACCTCGGTGAAGCACGCGCTGGCAAGCCTGCTCAACCCACAACCACGGAGGCCAACTGGTGGCACTCAAACCACTGAAACCCCAGCAAACAGAAACGCAAGGACAAGAAGCACCCGCCGTTCCAACCGCCGGTGCCACCGAGCTAGAGGATGATGCCGAGGCCGAAGAAGCCGACACGACACCGCCGGTCCAGGCCGTTACCGACACCGCGTTAATCGAGGAAATCCAGAACAAAGGAGAAGAACCGCGGACCGTCTTTGACGCAGAGGAAAAGCTCAAGCAAGGATGGCGCGTATTCGGCTTTAAGTTCGATGACGACACCACGTATGAGATCACCGACCCAGAGCAGTTCGTAACCGCTCGCTTGTCGGGCCTGATGATGTTGGAGCCGGCCAAGCCGGTGGCGCCAACACCACCGGCCAAGCCCAAGACCGAGAAGGAAGCCAAGCAAGCTCGCACGTTCGACTTTGAAAAAGATTTCACCAACGAGCCGGTTGAAGTAATCAACGCAGAAATCGACCGACTCAACGATGAGTGGCGCAGGCTCAAGAAGATTTACGAAAAGACGCCGTTTGACGATCCGAAAGCGGCTGAGATTCTTAGCCAGATGGACACGCTCAGCGATCGTTCAAGAAGTCTGCTTCCTCTGACCTACGAAGATGAAACGCAAGCCGATGAGCAAGAGCCAATGGCCGAAGGGGAAGAAATGTACCCCGACGATTGGCGCGATCGCATGTATTTCGCGCGCATGTACGCACGCGAGCTGGGCATTGACCCCGTTGGCATGGAGCTGCCGGACGTAGTTAAAGCCGTTGAGAAAGAGCTCAAGCGCACCGGCCAGAAAGAGCGCGTCGAGAACCCGCCCAAAGCGAAATCAAAGCCCAAGACCGAGAAAGAGGCCAAGAAGGCCAAGGCCAAGCCCGAGGTCAAGGCCAACACAATCGTTACCGATGACGAGGCCGAGAAGGCCCGCCAGATCCTCAAGCAAAAGCTATCCGGCTCGCAGTTAAACGCCGGTGTCGATCCCGAAGTGGTGCAGGCCGGTATCAAGCTCGCCACGTATCACATCGAGCGCGGAGCTCGCACGTTTGCCGCTTACGCACAGGCCATGGTCAATGACCTGGGCGACTTCATCAAGCCGTACCTCAAGTCTTGGTACATGGGCGTGAAGTACGACCCGATGGCCGCTGACCTGGACGGCTTGGACGATGCGGCCACGGTAGAGCGCGCTGACATCGACAAGATTTTGCGCAAGGCCGCGACCGAGGTTGCCGACACGCTGGATGCGACCGAGCCCGGTGCGCCCAACAAGTACGACCTGGCCACGCCAGAAGGCAAGTTTGCAATCGCCAAAGAGATTGCTGATTACCTGATCGGTGACGGCAGTTTTGATTCGATCGTTGACGCTCGGAAGTTCATTTCCAAGCTCACCGGAAACCCGATCAATCCGGGCACCGAAGCGGCCAAGCAGGCCGATGAAGCGATCGAAGTTGGAGTGGTTCTAGCTGGCCGGGAGATCGTTTCGGCCGGAAGAAGGCAAAAGAGAGCCCCTGAGATCATCTATGACCGTCTAGTTGCTTTATACAACCGCCAACCCAATTTGGCTGTCCGTTCTTCGACTAGCGTGCGCGACCAGGCGTATTCCACCCCGGTCCCGCTGGCCTACCTGGCCTCTGAGCTGGCCGGTATCACTGGCGACTCCAAGGTTCTCGAGCCGACCGCCGGCAACGGCATGCTTCTGATTGGCGCCGGTCTCGACAACTCCGTTGTCAACGAGCTCAACCCCAAGCGGGCCGAAATGCTCAACGCCATCGGGTTCGACGCAACCCGCGCCAACGCGGCTACGACCGACTTGGTTAAGCCAAAGACCAGGGACGCCATCATCGCCAACCCGCCATTTGGCGCGACCAAAGACGCCAACGGCGAGACCATCATTTATCAGGTGTCGCCCAGCTACGGCACCCGCGAAGTCGATCACGCCATTGTTTTTAAGAGCCTCGAGGCCATGAAAGATGACGGCCGCGCCGTCCTGATCGTGGGCGGGGTGCAGGCCGATGGCGAGGAAGCTCGTCGTGAGGACTATCGAGGAAAAAGCAAGAGGGCTTTCTATTTCAACCTTTATAACGAATACAATGTTGTGGACCACTTCTCTGTGGATGGGGCGCTTTACTCCAAGCAAGGCGCCAGCTACCCAGTAGACGTGATCGTTATTGAAGGTCGAGGAAAGTCGCAGCGGGATTTACCGGCAGCAGCATTGCCAGAAATCATCACTTCCTACGATCAATTAAAGGAGAAGCTAAATGGCACTCGTAGCGTGGGCACCAACCAAAATCTCGGCACCGATCGAGCTGATCGCGGTGAGGGTACCGGCGGGCAAGGTGACGGAACGGGAGTGGTGGGAGGCGCTGGCCGACCGAGTGACACGACTGGCACGGATGGAACCGCCGGAGGAAACGACGCGGGCGTGCCGGATACTGGGACTGCCGGAGACCGACGAGCCGATGGAGGCCGGACAGTACCTAGTGCTGGGCAACCTCAACCTACGGACACACCTGACACTGGCAGCGGAACCCAAGGCGTTCCCGCTGGAAGCACAGCCCAACCCCGAGGCGAAGGAAGCGCTCGAAGTGACCGACCTGCAGACTTGGGTGGAGTTAGCCAGGTCAACGGTGAACGTGTCGGATCTGGCCTAACTGATCGCCGCGGCCAAGAGCAAGAAACCGAAACACAAGTCAGCTACACCCCCTTCTCAGGCGCCACATCCGTAGGAACGCTCGTTCCGGTGGCGATGAAGGATTCCATCGCAGCCTCGTTGCAGAAGGTTCAAGACGAGGTAGGCAGCATCGACCAGTACGTTGCCGATGCGCTCAAGATGGATCTGGCAACCCTGCAATCCAACTTCTCGGCCGAGCAGGTTGACGCGCTGGCGCTGGCCATTCGCAACGCAGCAGCCGGCCGCGGTTTCATCATTGGCGACCAAACCGGTATCGGTAAGGGCCGCGTGGTGGCCGCAATGATTCGCTACGCCCTGGTGAGCGGCAAGACGCCGATCTTCGTGACGGAGAAGCCAAACCTTTACTCCGACATGATCCGCGACTTGGACGACATCGGGATGACGAAGGAGCTGGGCCTCGACACCAAGAACCCGCGGATATTCATTACCAACTCGGGCGAGAGCATCCCGTATGCAATCGTGCGCGAGAACAAGGGCGAAATCATTGAGACCCAGTTCACGCTAAAGCCGCCAGCACGCGGCAAAGCGCTCGACAAGATGATGGCCGACATGTCTGCCGGTAATCTCGGTGGGTACAAGGTGATCTTCACGACCTACAACCAGTTGCAGACGGTCAAAGGCAAGATGACCGATCGCATGAAATTCATTCAGGCGATTGGCAACAGCAACTACATGATCTTCGATGAGAGCCACAACGCCGGCGGCGCTGGCGAGACTCAGGCTCGAACCGCTGGACAACGGCAAGCGGCCAAGGAAGGCGAAAGCCTAGTGACCGGCCGCGCTGCCTTCGTGCGCGGGCTCGTTCGCAACGCATCCGGCTCGTTCTTTTCATCGGCCACATACGCCAAGCGGCCTGACGTGATGGACCTCTACTCGAGCACGAACATGATGCTCGCCGTAGACAAGCCAAGCGCCCTGGGCGAAGCGATCAAGGGCGGTGGCGTTCCGATGCAGCAGGTGGTGGCCAACATGCTCACCGCCGACGGCCAGTACATCCGGCGCGAGAGAACCTTCGCCGGTGTGTCTTACGACACCACGGAAACAAACGTAGACAAGCAGACGGCCGAGAACATGGCCGCTTCGCTGCGCTCGATCTTGATGTTCAGCCGAGAAAAAGAAGGCGTCATCAAGGCCATGCAGAAGGAAATGGACAAAGAGGGCGCCGTTGCAAAGGCAATGGGCGGCGAGACCACGACCGTCCAGGGCGCCAACTTCGGCTCGATCATGCACAACCTGATCGACCAGATGCTCTTATCGCTCAAGGTCAAGAGTTCCGTCGGGCACGCTATCGAACGGCTCAAGGCCGGTGAGAAAGTGGTGCTCACGGTATCGAACACCATGGGCTCGTTCCTCAAGGACTACGCAGAAGAAATGGGCATCAACAGCGGCGATCCTGTCACGCTGTCATTCCGTGACTTGTTTAACCGCTACCTCGAGAAGCAACGGATCATCACGATCAAAGAGGGCAACGGCAACAAGACGCAAAAACGCCTGACAGATGACGAGCTCGGCCCCCGCCTGGTCAAGATGTTCCGCGACATCCAGCAGCAGGTTGATAGCGCTGGCTTTGGCGATGCGCCAATCTCTCCGATCGACTACATGCACGCCGAGCTCAAGAAGGCCGGCTACAAGACCGACGAGATCACTGGCCGCGACCGCATCATCGTTTACGACGGTGACAGCGCCAAGCTCAGCTCACGCACAGCCGACATCAAGCAGCGCGTGAACGCCGTTCGCAGCTTCAACAACGGCACGATCGACGCGCTGATCCTGAACCAAGCCGGCTCTACCGGCCTGTCGCTGCACGCCTCGAGCAAGGTCAAGGACCAGCGCAAGCGGCACATGATCATTGTGCAGGCCGAGAAGAACATCGACACGCACATGCAGATGCTTGGCCGCGTTCACCGGACTGGCCAGGTCATCCCGCCAGCCTACTCGCAGATGATGGCCGACATCCCGGCCGAAATGCGTCCGGCTGCGGTGCTGCTCAAGAAGATGGCCAGCCTGAACGCCAACACCACGGCTTCGCGTAAATCATCCGTGACGGCCGAAGGCGTCGTGGACTTTATGAACGACTACGGCGGCCAGGTGGTGCAAGAGTATTTGCGAGATAACCCTGACGTTCACGCCGCAATCGGTGGCAACAAGATTCTTCCTCTAGCGGAAAACCCTGATGACGCAACCGAGGACGATATTCGCCGCTTCACCGGCTACGTTCCGATGCTGCCCATTAAGCAGCAAGAGCAAATCTATAAGGAACTGATNGACCGCTACAACGAGCTCATCGAGCGCGAGAACAGCCTGGGCACCAACAAGCTCGAGGCCAAGGCCGTCGATCTGGATGCCGAAACGATCTCGAGCCAGCCGATCACCGAATCCAAGGGAGACCCCTCGATGTTCGCTATGCCGGCGTTCATGGAGCGGATCGACGTTAAGCGCACGGTCAAGCCGTACAGCCGTGAGGAAGTCAAAGAAATGGCGCTCAAGTCGCTCGACGGCAAGAGCGCACAGGACAAGGCCAGCGAGCAGTTGCGCGACTTGAACGAGCGCGGCCGCAAATTCATTGCCGATCGTCTGGCCGAAATGCAGGCCAACGAAGCCGACCCGGTGAAGATCCAGAGCCAGCAGTCGTTGCTCAACGCCATCCTTGGCAATGCCGATGTGATTCTGCGCAACTACAAGATTGGCGACGCAATCTCGATTAAGGACAAGACGCAAGGCACGGTCTACGGCGTCATCACCGACATCACCAACAGCGGCCGGACGGCTAACCCCGCGGCTGGATCGTCGTGGAAGATGCACGTGGCCCTGGCCAACGGCGACTCCAAGAGCATCACGCTCAACTTCTCGCAGATCGGCACGCGCTACGAGCTGGCCAAAGAAGGCCGGGTGCCATGGTTCAACTTCGAGACCCAGCAAGCCGAGAACATCCCGGTTACGGAAATCTTCGACAAGGGCTCGACGGTACGGCGCGAGAAGCGCTGGATTGTGACCGGCAACATCCTGGCAGGCTTTGCAACCTACCCGGGCCAGATCATCAGCTACACCAAGAAGGACGGCACGACCGGCCAGGGCGTGTTGATGAGCCGCCAGTTCGACTTCGAGAAGGAGCAAAAGACTCAGCCGGTCAGACTGGACACGCCGGACGATGTGCTGCGCTTCCTCGATGACAGCGGATACGCGCCCGTTGTCGGCACCAACGATGACGTATTGAAAATTGTTGCCCGCGGCACGCAGTACGAGTTCCAGGCGCCGTCATCCAAGCGCGAGGGCGGCACGTACTACCTCGACCCCGAGCTCACCAAAGCGATTGGCAACGACTTCTACAAGCGCGGCAGTCTCATGGCCGCCCGCGCCTGGGACCGTGACGCAGCCAAGGCCGCGATCACGTACATCATGCAGGGCCGGCAAGAGCCCCTGTATGCCAAGACTAATCTGGAAGAAGCCCGCGGTATGTTTGGCAAGAAGGGTAAGAATCGCTCACTTGCCGAGCCACAATCGACATATACTGATCCGTATGACGGCGCAGACATCCGACCCAAAACTACCGAGGCCCAAAAAGATACGGGACGAGCTGCGCTCGCAGACCTTCGACGACGGCTCGGCCTTGATCGTGTGGACCGACGGTTCAATGACGCGGGTGGAGCCACCTCCACCGTACTCGGCGCACGACTCTACGAAGGACTTGCCTCCGGCCGAGCCCAAGAGCTAGTCGGCCAACAGGTCAGCAACTTCCGCGACCTGGCAGCGATCGCCCAGGTCTACCGCGACCCGCGGTACGAAACTTTCCGCGTCATCTACGTGCAGAACAATCGCGTAGTTGGAGAGGCCGGCTACACGTCACGCCTCCCGGCGATGGTCTCTGTGCCACAAGACCTCGAGCTGCGGATCAACAAAGACATGCTCCGCTTTGAGGCCAACGGCTTCTATTTGCTTCACAACCACCCCAGCGGCCGTGCGCAGCCATCCCGCGAGGATCAGAACCTAACCCGCTTCGATCGACATGCGCACAAGACGGCATGCGCGGCCACATCGTTATCGACTTCAACGAGTACGCCGTGCTTGGTCCTGACGGCGGCTACGTTATCGAGAAAGACGAAACACTCAACTCTGTTGAGTTTTCAACAAGAACATCGCCGCCCCGCACAAGCTGCTGGGGCAAGTGATTGGCTCGCCAGTTGACTTGGCGTTGATGGCCAAGCGACTGCAAACGCCCAACGGCCACGCCACGCTGATCCTGACCAACCGCAAGGGCGAAATTCAGTTGTTGGCAGACGTGCCAATGGCAGTCTTGGATGACACGTCGCGCCAAGGGATGCTCAAAGCCAAGGCGCTGATCCGTCGTATGGCGCGTGACACCGGCAGCGGTGGCAATCGCTTCTTGGTGCTACCAGAAAGAAGCAACTTGCTACCGGCAAGGCTGTGGGTTCAAGAAGGCATCTTCAAAGACGTAATCAATACCAACGGTTCGGCCGTGCTCGACAACATGGCTTTTCCGGCACGCGACTTCATGGAGCCAGAGCGCGCCCAAATCTACACAGTGGCCGAGGACGAAGGACCGAAATACAGCCCCAGCGAAACCCCGGAGAACATCAAGAACCGCGTCGTTCAGTTCTTTGGCAACCGCGACGGCAAAGCGCTCAAGACTTTTGGCATCTACGACCGCACGCTCTCGACCCAGTACAACAAGGCGCTGAAAGACACCTACTACGGCCGTGTGTTTGCATACGTCAACGCGATGCAGAACCACGTGTCGCTTGCATCTATCCGGCCGGCTGAGCTGGCCCCGGGCATCCTCCCGCGGATTGATGACATCGGCACGGCAGCAAGCGCGCTGATCAAAGGCAAGCGCGGCGGCAAGGCCGTCGAGCAAGCAGCCAATGCGATCTTTGCCGGCACCCTGGCGGGCAAGACCGTCATGGAAGGCAAGGTGTGGTCCGAGGACGAGCTGCGCAACCAGTTCGGAATGGATGACACCGGCGTAGCGCTCTATCAGCAGGCCCGTGCAGCGATCGACGCAAGCCTTGACGAAGTAGCGGCAGCAGAAGCCTACGCAATGGTTGCCGACATGCTTCCGAAGAATCTGCGCCGCGTCATCATTGATGACCCGATGATTGCGCCGCGAGTCATCAACAACGAGCTAACCCGCCAGTTGCGCATGATCGAGGCCAGCATCAAGGCGGCTCAATCGAAGGGCAACGAGCAGGCTGCAGACAGTCTTGAGCAAGACCGCCAAACGCAAATCAACACGATGCGCGCAGTGGACGGCATCTTTAACACGGCTCGCAACCTCAAGCTCTCCGGCTACGCGCCGCTCATGCGTTTTGGCAAGTACACGGTAACGGTTCAGGCCATTGATCCCAAGACCGGCAACGTGCTGCGCGACGAGAACGGCGACCCGCTGACCGACTTCTATAGCCAGTACGAGACCGAAGCGGAAGCCAAGGCCGTTGCCGAAATGATGGAAGCGAAGTACGCAGGCCGGGATGATGTCAAAGTGAGTTCCGGCGTTAAGAGCCAAGCTGCCTACGAGCTCTATGCCGGTATCTCGCCCGAGACCATCGCGCTCTTTGCCGAAGCGGTGGGCGCCGACCAAGTGATGAAGAAGTATTACCAAGTCGCGCTGGCCGAGCGTTCCGCATTAAAGCGCCGGCTCGAGCGCAAGGGCATATCCGGTTACAACGAGGATCTGCCCCGCGTGCTGGCCAACTTCATCACCAGCAACGGCCGCTTTGCAAGCCAGCGGTTCTATCTGCGTGACATCAACGACGCAATCAAGCGCATCCCGAAAGAGAAGGGCGACGTGCAAGACGAGGCAATGCGCCTCAAGAAGTTCATTCTCGACCCCAACGATCCGGCTGCGCCCGTTTCCTCGCTGCTCTTTGCCTGGTATCTCGGCGGCTCGGTTGCCGCGGCTGCGGTCAACCTGACCCAGCCCGTGTTGATGACCGGCCCGTACCTGTCGAAGTACGGCGTCAAGATCGCAACCGAAGCGATGGCCAAGGCGCTGCCGTATGCGCTTGGCAAAAAGCAGATCACCGACTACCCGCTGCGCGAGGCTTTGAAGCGCGCCGGCCAAGAGGGCATCGTTGACGCGCAAGAAATCTTCCACCTCTACAGCGTGGGCGCGCAGGGCGTTGCCGCCGGCCTGGTCAACACACTGGCCCAGGTTCCGGTGGTGGGCAACAAGATCAAGGCCGGTAGCGAAGGCGCCCGGGCCCGGATCAATGCGTTTATGACGCTGTGGGGCTCGATGTTCGCCCTGGCCGAAGGTTTCAACCGCCGCCTGACGTTCATCGCGGCGTGGGAAGTGGCCAAGGCCCGCAAAGACCCCAATCCGTATGCGTTTGCCGTGCGGGCCGTGAACGAGACCCAAGGTATTTAACAACAAGGTCAACCGGCCCAACTGGTCACGCGGAACAGCCGGCCGGGTGATCCTGACGTTCAAGCAATTCAGCTTGATGTACGTCGAGCTCGTTAACCGGATGTGGCGTCGTGGCGGGCCAGAGGGCAAGCGCGCAGCGCTCATCATGCTGGCCGTGTTGGTGCTGGCTGCTGGCGTCGAAGGCTTGCCGTTTGCGCAAGACCTCGATGACGTGATCGACACGATCGGCCAGGGGCTCGGCTACGACACCAACATGCGCCGCAACAAGCGCCGCTGGGCCTACGAGATCCTGGGCAAAGAAATGGGCGACCTGTTCCTGTACGGCATTTCGTCCAAGCTGCCGCTCGACTTCTCTGGCCGTCTTGGCCTGGGCAACATGATCCCCGGCACGGCGCTCTTAAAGCCGTCATCCGAAGGCCAGCAGGCCCGCGAAGTAGCGGAGACCCTTGGCCCAGCCGCAGGCATGGTGACGCAAGTGGCCGACGCTTACGAGGCTGCAGTCGATCGCAACTACGGCAAGGCCGCTCAAAACCTGTCGCCCAAGGCCGTGCGGGATGTTCTCGCAGCCGGTGAAATGGCCGAGAAGGGCTATGCCACCGACTACAAGGGACGCAAGACGGTTGAAACTGGGCCGGCCGACGTGGCCAGCAAAGCCATCGGCTTTAACCCGACCAAGGTGGCCGAGCAAAACCGCAAGAGCATGCCGATTGCGCAGGACATCGCGCTGCAAAAGCGCACCGAGAGCAGCATCGTGGATCAGTGGTCACGGGCGGTCTCAGAGGACGACCAGAAGGGGATTGAGAGCGCCCGCAAGCGACTCGAGCAGTGGAATGAGCGTAACCCCGACACCCGCATCGTGATCCAGCCTAATCAGATCCGTGACCGGGTGCGTGCCATGAGAACCGACAAGGACAGCCGGCAGCTTCGGCAGGCGCCGCGTGAAATGCGGGGCAATGTCCGCGGCGGGCTTGGTCTCGATGACGTTGATTAACTGATGAACGGCCGCAGCGCTGGCTTCGGTCTGGCGCTGCGTCGCAGAAAGATGGGTGATTAGATGATGATTTATTGCGTGGAGTTTTTGCAGTTCCTCGATAGCCTCATCAGCGTGTGGATGCTCGAGCTCATTCAGCAGCAATTCGAGTTTTGGAGTCGGTACAGCGCGCACTTCTGTTCCCCTTGTTGTTAGCCACTTCATCCCTCACGGTGTTTTATTGTTGTTGATGCGACATTCTCCGTTTTGGTGCGCGACCCAATTACGGGCAAATGCGTACCATTTTGGTACGATCTTTTTGAACACATAGCACTTTAGGTCAATAGGCGACTTGCACACTTTCTGCACGTTTGTCGTGCGCAGTTGTGCAAAGTTATGCAAAAGCGGAATGGTCGGGCCTGGTCTAATCGTTATAAATCAACAGGTTGCAAACCAACTTCTTTTCTACGAACCAAGGGGTCGTGGGTTCGAATCCTGCCGGGCGCGCCATTTACTTTCAAAGGGTTACAGCGATGTAGCCCTTTTTCTTTTCAGGCCGTCTTGCAGACTTTTTGCACACTTTGAAGCAACGGCGCGCTAGACCCGCTCTCGATCGCTTGCACGGCCCGATACAGCTCGAGCAGCTCCGCAGCCGAGTAGTGCGTCGTGACGTTGCCGTTCTTGTGCCCCAGCAAGTCTTGCCGCGTTTCATGCTCGATGCCTGCAGCTCGCAGACGCCGGCCGAACGTATGCCGTAGGTCATGCACGTGCAGCGTGGAAAACCCAGCGGGTGCCGCTCGGCCAAAGTGCTCCTGGTACTTCTTGGTCGCTGCGCTCACTGCGTTTTGCCATGCCGTGTTGTTCATGCCCCACGTGATCCGCGTGCCACGGTACGGAAAGACCCATGTGGCGTGCTTCTTCCGTTGGCCCTCGATGACTGACTGGGCCACGGCGTTCAACATCACCACTCGATCCTCGCCGTTCTTGGTGTCGCGCAGATCAAAGACCGATACCCCAAGTTCCTCTACTTCCCGTTCCTGATCCCAGCGCAGGCTGCACAGCTCATCGTCGCGTAGGCCCGTATGCACCATGAACAGCGCCATGGGTTGCAAGTGGGCCGGCAGCAGCGGAAAGAAAAACGCCTGCTCTTTCCAACTGATCGGGTAAGGCGGTCGGGAGTCGTTGACCTCAAGCATCGAGATCAGGGGCGCAGTTTCCAGCCAGGTCATGCCGGTTACATCGTCGCGCCACTTGCGAGCCGCCAGGTTCAGGATGCGTCGCACGATTTCGAGCTTGTTGTTGATCGTCTTGCTTTTGTTGCCCCGGGCCTTGCACCAATCAATAAACGGTTTGAGGGTGCCATCGTGGATCTTGCTGAGCTCGAGCTGCCCGATCAGCGGAACCGCCTGGTCGAGAAATATCTCGTTGATGTCCTTGCTCTTGGTCTTATCTTCCGCGATGAATTTCAGTGCTGCATCGGCAAAGTACCGCTTGGGCCGAACCCCGTAGACCGTTTGCTGCCGTATCTCGTCTAAGCGCCGGACGAGATAGTTTTCTGCTTCTTCGAGCGTTGTTGCCTGCGTGCTTTCTCGAAGCGTGCCATAGCCTCTGACGTCGCTTCTGGATGTGCCAGACACCACCGGTCGTACCGGAGTCCTGGCTATGCGTTTGTCGCCCCATGTAGCTCCTTTCTTGACCGGGNCACGACCATTCCGGAGCACTATATTGGTCGGCCCAGGCATCAAGGTCAAGCCGGTCGAACGCCACGCCTTGCACCCCAATCGGGATTTCGGTGAGCAGCGGCCGGATTTCGGCGTTAAAACGGTTTCGATCGACGCCCAGGTAATCCGGGGCATCGCGCAGCCGGATAAAGCGGGGAAGGATCATGGCTAGAAGGGAATCTCGTCCCAATCCCAGCTTTCGCAGCCGGCCTTTTTGATCTCCGGCGGCGGCTCTGCGCCGTCGGCCAGCTTGCAGCCGTTGCTCCAATTTATGCAGTCGATGCACGACTTGCGTGCCAGGACGGTTCGCCAAAACTCGGCCTCACGCTCGGCCATGCGCACCTTGACTTCGATCTCTGCTGGTTTCACGGCTGCGCCCTTGCCTTGAGATACGCCTTGAGCCGCTTGATGCGGTTCTCCTGGTAGGCGTACATGGCCTGCGAAAACTCGGCCGCGGACTGGTGCTCGAGGCTTGAGAGCTCAGCCTGGGCCAGCTCACGCGCCGCCACTTCCACCGGCGATGGATGCTTGAACAGCGATTTGATTTCAAAAAGCATGGTGAGTCTCCTTTTCTAAAACGGGATTTCTTCGTAGACGCTCGACACGTTCATGCGCCGGCTTCCCATTTCGGCCGACAGCACGCGCCAATACTTGCCGTCGAGCTTCACAGTGATGTTGTCGGGAGCCGGGATGCGGTTTCTCCGCACCATGTCGAGCGCCTGCTCAACGGTTTGCGGACACGGCACGCCACGATTCCAAAACCAAGAAACAGCGTGCTTGCGCACGAAGTCGCGGTGATCTTCAATCGGCACCCACTCATGGAATTTGCTGATGCCGCACTGGTACGTGACCTTGAGCGATGGCGGCTTACCAATCTTCTGGTGCAGCTCGTACTCGACCGATGTGACGGCGTAGCCCCGTGGCTTTTCCAGCGCGGCAACGATCACAGCGTCAGCAGCCACGGTCCCGTGTGGCGCTGTCTCGGTTTCTGGCCAGATGTATTCGCAGTTTGTGCATGCAGTCAGGGCCGCATACATCAGCGATCCGCAATTGGGGCACTCCTTGACCGGAGCCACGGACACGCCTTCGCCCTTCTCGCGTTTTGGCTTGACCTTGATCTGATCAATCGGGCCGTGGCGCTCGACGTTGCCAGCGAAATCCAGGATCAGCGTGTTTTCCTTCACGCCGTCCATGCGCAGCCCTCGGCCCATGATCTGCACATACAGGCCCGTTGACTTCGTGGGCCGCAACATCAAGATGCAGTCGATCGACGGGTAATCGAATCCGGTGGTGAGCAGCATCGCGTTGAACAGAAAGCGCAGCTCGCCGGACTTAAACGCATTGATCTTGGCGTCGCGCTCGCCTGCGGCCATGTTTCCGCTAACGTAATCAGCGGCCCAGCCTCGAGCCTTTGCCGATTCGGCACAGTGAGCGGCGTGTTCAATACCGGCGCAGAACCCAAGGATGTGATGGCGGTCCGATGCGTAACGCGCCACTTCGTTGAGCGCGCCTTCGATCAGCTCGTCTTTGTCCATCGCGGCCTGCAGCTCAGACTGGACGAACTCACCACCGCGCACGTGGACCTCGGATAGATCGGCCTTGGTCGCGCCGTTCTTGGCCACCAGCGGGCAGAGATAGCCGTCTTTGATGAGATCGCCAACACCGGCCTCGTAGGCGATGTCGGTAAACACCCGGTCCTCGCCGTCAAACAAAACGCCGGAATCCATGCGGTAGGGCGTGGCCGTAAAGCCAATGACCTTCATGGCCGGGTTGTAGACACGCAGCGCGTCCAGGAACCGGCCGTACATGGTGTCGGCCTTGCGCGGGATTAGGTGCGCTTCGTCCACGATGACCAGATCGGTCGCGCCGAACTTGGCCGGGAGTCGATGCGCGGATTGGATGCCGGCCACTGTGACCTGGGCGCGAATCTTCTTGCCGACGCCGGCCGACCAGATGCCGACGGGCGCTTGCGGCCAGTAGCGCACGATCGCCTGGGCGTCTTGCACGATCAGCTCTTTGACGTGCGTGAGCAAAAGAATCCTGGTGCCGGGGTAGTGCTCGATGGCCTGCTTGATGAACGCGGCCATGGTCAGGCTCTTGCCCGATCCGGTGGGCAACACGATCAGCGGATTGCCGTCTTGGCTTTGGAAGTAGTCATAGATCGCTTGGACCGCTTCGGTTTGGTAGGGGCGCAGCTCGATCATTCCTCGGCCACCAATTCGTATGTGGCCTCGAAGATGTCGGGCTTGCATGGGTAGTGCTCACCTTTAACGCCGGTGATGATCCAATCGCCGGGGGTTACAGTCATCGGGCCTTCAAGCGTTTGGATAGCGCCCTTTTCTTTGCCGTTCCGAACAACCGCCGGGTGGTCTCCATCCTTGAACCACTGCGTAGCCTCGATCACTACCGGTTTCTTTCTAAATTTCATGTCAACCCCCAATCCGAGCGCCCGGGAACGCTGCTTTGATTTGCTCAACTTCCGGGTTGGCGATTGCGCGATAGTCGTGCGCAGCCGCCAGCTCATGCGTGGTCAGGACCGGCAGCGCGGTCTCGGCGTCAACCGGCGGCAGCGTGGCCTTGTCGGCCACCACGAACTCGGCGCCGTTGTCCTTGCGCTTGAACTGAATCCAACCGTCGCCCGCGTCTACCGGGTCGGCATACGTGACCAGGAACGGCAGCGGCAGATGGTTGTCGCAGCCGACGCGCTGGATCTTTACCTCGATCTCCGGCTGCTGATGCTTGGCGCATGACCAGCGGCCGTTACCTTCGGCCTCCGGCGTGGAGTGAACGCACGTGCGGCAAGACACTCGCGGCACACGATGGCCGTGGCATACGGCCTTGTGGTCGCACATGTTGCAGATGTAGAACTTCTGATCCTCGCTGATCCGCGGTGGCGGGGTCTGCGCGAAGATGATTGACTTGGCCTTCTCTTGGATGCGCTCGAACTCGATAACGTCGAAGTCGATGCGCTCGCTGTAAATGTCCTCGTCGTTCTTGTTCTTGGCCAGGTACAGCGCCCGGTCCATGCTGGACTTGCCCATGTACCACATCATTTGCGCGTAGTGCTCTGGCTTGCTGGCCTTGACGCCCTTGGCCTTGAGATCCTTGAAGCTCTTGTCGTTGTGCGTCTTGAACTCGAGCACGTGCCACTTTTTGCCACCGGTAGGAATGTGCTGAGCGCAGCCGTCCATGTGCCCCTTCATGTGGCCGGCGTGGTCTACAAACTCAAACTGCTTGCCCGTGGCCGGATCTACGTCGTAGACCGTGGCGCCCAGGGCGCGCAAATCAGCAACGAATCGGTTTTCCTCGAGGTCGCCGGTGCGGAACAGCCGCAGCATCCGGCCTTCCCACTTCTTCGAGCCACTGGCCCAGCGGAAGTCGTACCAAAGAGCGCGGCTGCACTCTTTGCCGATGACGGACGCGCCCAGGTAGGTGCGGTTCTTGTCGTTGGCCGCGCTCTTTTCGTAAGTCTCGAAGATGGCCGTGGCGATCGGGTCGATGTATGCGGTCAAATCAACCATTGGGCTTCTCCGGGTTGAAGTGATGGCGCAGGTATTCCTCGGCCGTGATGGTTTCGATCTCGTTGCCTTTATCGTCCATGCACGTGACAGTTGGCGTCCGCTCGCGCTCCGCCTTCTCGATTTCGCTAAGAACGGACTCGAAGCTGTCTATGTGCTTCATGGTGTTGGCCCGAATGTCGCCAAAGCAGGCATCCATAAAGGCATTGGCCCGCGTCCGGTCTAGGCCAAAGTGCAGGGCAATCATTCGGGAGAGGCCGTCAGCCAGGGCCAGCACTAGGCGTTCGCTGCCTTCGCGCTTGACTCTGGTTTCAACGATCCAATCAAATATGGTTTTTCGGTAATCCACGCTCGGTCCTTTCTATCTACACGGCTGGGGGCTCGGACCTGTTCCGTTCCGGCTCAGGCACAGCGCCCGGACGCGCCGCTTTTATTGAGCCCCCATGCGTGTAGATCCCCGTCTTTCCGGGGTGTCATCCTCTTACTCGGGCTTTGTTTCTTCGACCGGAAGCTCGGCCTGCTTCTCAGCTTCCTTGGCCGCTTCCTCGGCCTGCTGCAAGGTCTGAACGGCCACGCCGCGGAACGCCACGTAGAACTGCTCGACTTCTTCCATCGGCAGCTTTCCGAGCGCACGCAAAACGAGATTCACTTGCGCGAAGCTCAGCGTGTAGTTGATCGGTACGGTGTTTGCGTCAAATGCCATGGTTCGTCCTCCTTACTTTTTGGCCCAGGGCGGTGTGGATGGGGCGGCAGCGGTGGGTGCGCCAGCCGGTGCAACTGCAACAGGCGCCGCGGCCGGCGCGAACACCTGTGGCGCTGCGCCGGATGCCGGCATGTACTTCTTGATCACGTTGTTCTGGCGGTCGCGGTCGTCCTTCTCGACATCGACTTCCACCATGAGCGGCTTGTTGTGCAGCTCGGCCGACTGGGCCGGCTTGATCACGCCGACTGCGCGGCAGATCGCACCGAGCTCGCGCTGCGCGATTTCCACGGCCGTTGTGTTGGGGTTGCGCAGGTTCAGGCGCGCCCACAACTTGCGGCCCTTGTAGGGGCCGTCGAGCACTTCAAACGTGAACTGCAGATACGAGCCAGTGCCGGTTTTGGTGGCCTTTTCCTCGCTTGCCGTGGCAATGACCACGTACTGACCGGCCGGGATAGCGGAAAACTCTTGCTGCTCCGGTACTTGTGATGCGTCAAATCCAGCTAGATCCATCGTTACTTCCTTTCGTCGTTGAGATTAAGAAAAACTTGATTACGAAGCCGAAGAAGCGATCGCCGTAGCAAAAGCGTTCCAATCCAGCGGCAACGTGGGCGGGAGGCTGTACCGGTTCTTTGCCAGGTAGGCCGGGGTCTCCTGCGTGTAAAGCAAACGCTCGCCAGTGCTGATGCCGCGCGTCACGGATTTGTTGAAGCCAACATCGTCCTTTTTGATGAGCGTGCGGTAATTCGCAAAGAGCACAGCGTCGGCCCATTCTTGCAATAGCGCGCTAGAACGTGCCTGCAATTTGGGTTGGTAGCGGTCGTAAGGCTCGACTTCTGGCGAGTCAAACCGCTTGATTTCGCAATGGCCAATCAGAATCACGGCCATGTTTCGTTCGTTGCGCAGGGCGTTGAAGCCCTCGAGAATCTGGCGCCACTTGTCGGCCAGGATGACCGCGCCTTTGCCGTAGGCGAGATCCTTGGCGTCGTGCGTGGACTCAATCTCTTGCACCAAGATGTTCTCGAGCCAGTCGGCCGAGTCAAGCACGACGGTCTTGTATTCGTGAGAATCGGTGTAGAGCGTTTTGATTGCGCTCAGCACGTCAATGCTCGACTTGGCCAACGGGAAGCTGCTGGTGTCGATGCTGCCAAGTCCGTCCTCGGTGCAAATGAAAACCGGATCAGGCGCGTGTGACGCAAACGTGCTCTTTCCGATGCCGTGTGTTGAATACAAAAACAATCGTGGTGCGTGGATTGTCTTGCCCTTTTTAATACTGCTTAGATCAAATGCCATAAGTCACTCCTTGAATTGATGAGCCGCGTGGGCGGCGATTGTTTGCTTGCTCTGTTACAGACGCCCACCGGCAGTTATCCGGCGTGTAGTCGCCATCGTTGTTGATTCGCTCGATCGTGTAGCCAGCGGGGCGTGGGCCCATGTCGGATGCGAACAATTCAAACGAATCCCAACGAGCACAAACCTTGATTCCGCGACCGCCGTATAGGTAGTAGTCAGAGCATCGAGGGTTGTTGCAGCGCTGGCGCATGGTTTTCCACACCGCGTAAATTGCCGTTCCGGCTCCTTTGTGCTTGATCGGGCCGTGTGTTTTCCGGCCGTTGATCTTCGCGTTTTCAGATTTGAGACAGCCGCACGACTTGATCTTGTCGCGCTTCACCTCTGACACAACGGCGATAGTCTCGCCGCCGCAATCACAGGCAAATCGCCACTCAACCTTCCCAAACTTGTTTGAGCCGATTGGCGCAACTGCCGTAAGCCGGTGAAATTTCTGGCCGGTAACGTCAACCGATCTCACTGGCCAGACTCCGGTGTGATGATCTTTGACGGCTCGGCGTCATGCTCCGGCGCCGTGTCCTCGATCTTGGTGTAGGTCTTGGCAGTGCCGAGTACGGCCTCGAGCAGTTGCATGACCATGCCATGCGCCTGGGAGTCGCTTTCAACCTTGTCGCCAAAGTCGGCCGAGACCGTGACCTGGCCGTTGGGGTCGTCGGTGATGGTGATGGATGCACTAGCCATTGCGCGCCCCCAGCAGTACGGCCCGCAGCTTCTTGTCACGCTTGACCGATTGGTANTGGCGGCGTGCGCCGGTGGCCTGAATCGTGCCGGTGATTTCGTTGACGATCGGCTCGCCGTTCTTGGTCGTTATCTTCTTGCCCTTCGGGCCTTCGGTGTAACCCGAGTCGCCGTTGAGCAGCGCCTTGCGCAGCGCTTTTGCTTTTCTTCCGTTCATTCTTTTGCTCCTTCTATCTCGGCCTGGTATCTGCGCTCCGACGCCAGGTAGCCCTCGAGCTCCCACACCTTGTCGTAAGCGTTGTCGTAGGCCACTTGCTCGCCAAGCTCGGCGTTAAAGTCCTCGGCGTTGACGCAGGCCGAGTGGCCCACAACAACAAACCCGTTGACCATCTTGATTTCGCAGATCGTGACCGTTGAGCCGCGCAGGCGGTGATACGTCACGGTGTCGATACGGAGATCAATGCTTTGCGTAGTGACGCTCATTTGGCCACCACCGCTGCGATCTCGATGCCGGTCTTGGCGGGGGCAATCTCGACGGGAACCAG